AACTCGCTTGGCTTGTATGTCTTCCGCGACGAGTTGTCGAAAGGAACTCTGTATGGCTATCCGTTCAAGAAGACGACCCAGATCCCGATCAATATCTGGGATCCGACGGGCACCAACAAGGATTGCTCGTTCATCATTTTGGCTGAGATGACCGAAGCCATGATCCTCGACTCGATGAGCCTTGAAATCGCCGTGTCGCGCGAGGGCACCTATACCGATGCCGGTGGCAATACGGTGTCGGCCTTCCAATACGACCAGACATTGATCCGTGCCATCACCGAACATGACTTCCAGCTCCGTCACGACTCCGGTTGCGCCGTGCTGCAGTTCGTTCGTTGGGCGCCTGCGGTTCAGTAATTGTCGCCTTCAAAACTAGCCCCCTCAAAACCAAACCTCTAACCTTGGAGAAAACTCATGTCTTTAGCCCACATCCATAATGTCGGTTCCTTCGTTGTTCCAGTCACCAGCGTTTTTCCTGAAAGCGCGGCTGCTGGTACCGTCAATGGAACCAGCATCGACCGCGCTCTGCACAACATGTCCCAATCCTGCGTGTTGCATCAGGTGGTGGGAGCCGAAAGCGGCGCTCCCACCACGGCAAGCGTGCAGACAAAACTGCAGGACTCGCCGGACAATTCGACTTGGAGTGATTACAAGGCCGGAACGGCAAACGTGCAGCAGACGGCAGCTCTCACAGCTGCCAATAGCGAGAACACGGCAGCTATCGACCTTACCGCCGCCAATCGCTTCATCCGCGCGGTCTCCACAGTCGCTTTTACCGGCGGTACTTCACCCGCCGTTTTGCTTGCAGCCGACATCATCCTCGGCGGCGAACGCGAATTGGCGGCGGTGTAATCGATGAAGATGGTTGAGTTCACCCGCGACATGCGTCCGCATCGAGCGGGTGAAATGCGGGTTGTGCCGGATGCGATGGCGGAAAAACTCATCGCGGAAGGCAGCGCCAAACTCCGCGACAGCGTATTCGATAAGACGCCATCGCAACCAGCCAAACCGACTGTCGGCAAAGCCTACAAGACCCGCAAACGGTAATGAAATGTCTGTCCGTATCATCTCAACTGTTTTGACAGCGGCATCGAGTTACGATCTCACGTCGCTGGCGAACATTAAGGATGATCTGGCCATTCCGTCGACCGACACTTCCAGCGATGCCACGCTTGCCCGGTTTATTACCGAGCAATCGGCGTTGGTGGCACAATACTGCAACCGCGTGTTTCCGATCGAAACAATACAGGACGTGATCTACCCTGACCGCGACCCGTATCCGTATCAGGTCACCGGCATGGTCGGTGAATTGCAGCTTTCACGCTGGCCGGTGGTATCCGTGACTTCGGTCACGGATACCGTTGCCGTCGGGGTTGCAAATACTCTGGTTTCCGGCACGGATTATCAGGTCGATGCGGCACGCGGCTGGCTGACAAAGATTGATCCGAACACGGGATATCCAACCGGCTGGAGCCCCGATCAATACACCGTCCAATATGAGGCTGGGTATTTTGAAGCTGGATCTGGCAGCCCACCGCCCGATCTGGAAATGGCCGTTCTGAGGCTCGTCACCGCGCGTTACAAGGCGCGTGGCCGTGATCCGTTCCTGCGCAGCCAAGGCGAACCCGGCGTTGGTCAGGAGCAATACTGGATCGGCGCTTTGCCTGGTCAAACGGGGCCGTTTCCGCCCGACATTGCCGCCGTGCTTGAAAAATACCGCGTTCCTTTGGCAACCTGATCATGGATTTCGACGCTGTCATCACAGGCGACCGCCGTATCGTCGCCCGCTTCAGTGAATGGCCGAAAGAAATTCATGATGGGCTTTATGAGCGCATCAAAAAGCTGACCGACGAACTTTATGGGCGGGTACGAGCCTTGGCACCAGAAAAGTCCGGTGACCTTAAAAACGAAATCATCTCAAGGGTCTTCGACGATCCACAAAAAATCAAAGGGATGGTGACGCTGGCCGATAAACTGCCGCGTTCCGAATATATCAAGGCCGCCGCTCTTGAATATGGCTCGCATCGGTCGGTGAAAGTTCGAAAGTATCGACGCACAATCAGCGAAGCTTTCGGACGCGACATTTCCCCAACCAGTATCGATGTCTCTGCCTATTCACGCATGGCGGATGTCGAAGCCCGCTTATTTCTGCGTGGTGGTCTCGCTGGCATGGAAGAACAAGCGACGGCTGAATTGACGGCGGCGATGAACGAACGGTTCAAGGATTAAGGAATGCGCGAGCAAATCATATCCGCTCTCTTCGAACTTGCGCTGACGGCAACGACCTTCAACACCAGCGGTCGCCGCCTGCAATTGTGGAGCAAGGTCGCTTCTTTTCCGGCGCTCTTCATCCAATCGACAGGAACGCATTATCCACCGCGCGAGGTACGCGGCATGCCACCAAAACGCACGATCACGGCTGAACTCTGGGTTTATACCGATGTCGGCAAGGATCCGAACGCCAATCCAGAACAAGGTCTTAACGATATCATCGATGCCATTGAAGCAGTGCTAGCACCTTCCATCGCTGGCGGCGTGCAGACCCTCGGCGGTCTTGTCTCGCATGCTTGGATTGAAGGTGAAGTCGAACAATTCCCTGGCGTACTCGACGGCATAGCCAAGGCAATTATCCCCGTAAAAATTCTGATCCCGTAGCACTAACCACAATCCCACCACCCAAATTCCACTGGCTTTGCCGATAGCCAGTGTTTCTACACGCCCTTCGGCAAGGCATCCGCACCGTCGTGATGACGGCGCATCCCTTTGATGGAGTTACCCCATGCTGCAGCAATATAACTTCGGCGCAGGAACGCTGTTCCTTGTGCGCACCGATATCGCCGTGCCTACACCCGTTCGTGTGGGTACGCTTCAAGACGTCAGCGTCGATATGTCGTTCCAGACAAAAGAGCTTTACGGCCAGTATCAGGCACCCGTCGCCGTGGCGCGCGGTCAGCAAAAAATCACTGGCAAAGCGAAGATCGCCAACCTCAACGCTCGCCAACTTAACGACGCCTTTCTTGGTCAAACGCTGGCAACGGGCGAACAGATTCAGATCGTCGATGAAGGTGGGCCTAATGGCACGGCAATCCCGACCACGCCATATCAGATCGTTGTTGCTAATGGTTCGGCAATGTCGTCGGGCAATCCAGGCGTCGATCTTGGCGTCTTCAACGCTGGAACCGGTATCCAGTTAACGCGCGTCGCATCGGCGCCGACAACGGGACAATATAGCTGCGATATGACCACCGGCACCTACACCTTCAGCTCCGCCGATGAGGTTGCCGGGGTCAAGGTTATCATCTCCTACGCTTATTTCGAGACGACGACCGGCAACCGCATCACCGCCGTCAACCAGCTTATGGGCGCATCGCCAACCTTCCGGATGCAGCTCGGCAACAATTATGCGGGCAACAGCATGGCGCTGACGCTTTATGCCGCCATTCCTACGAAGATGAGCTGGGATTTCAAGAACGAGGATTTTACCGTCCCCGACTTCGAGTTTTCGGCCTTCACCGACAGCCTCGGTCGCTTCTTCGACTGGTCGAGTACACTCTAATGCCAGACAATCGCACAGCCTTTCTCGACATGCTTGCATGGTCGGAAGGCACTTCGACGATCGCCGGCAGCGACAATGGCTATAATGTGCTGGTCGGATCAACGCCGTCGCATCCGCTTCTATTCGACAGCTATGTCGACCACCCGCGCGTTTTCAATGCCGAGTTGGATTCGACGGCGGCTGGCCGCTACCAGCTGCTGGCCAAATATTTCGACATTTACAAAGAGCAGCTGGGGTTGCCCGACTTTTCTCCTACGTCGCAAGACGTGATCGCCTTGCAGCAGATCAAAGAGCGCTTTGCCCTGGACGATGTCGATGCCGGTAACCTGGCAACGGCGATCCTTAAATGCTCGACGATCTGGGCAAGTTTGCCCGGAGCGCCCTACGGCCAGCGCCAGAACAAACTGAGCGACCTGCAGGCCGCTTATCTCAAAGCCGGTGGAACACTGGCCCCCAATTCCTGAAACGACATTGCTCAATCAACCGTCTGAACGCTTACGCGGCGCGCGCAGGCGGTTGCCTTTAACAAGCCGTGGTGGAGAGAAGACATGAGCATTATCCAAAACGTCGAACAGTTCTTTGAGAATTTGTGGAACAACACTCTGAAACCTGATGCGCAGGAAGCCATTAGCGTAGCCGAAGCCTTTTTCAGCGCCGCCGTCACAGCTACTGCACAGCAGCTTGGCTCAACCGGTTTGAAAATAGTCACCGACGCCGTGGCTGCCGCCGAGACAACTGGTGGCACGGGAGTCCAGAAACTAGCGGCAGCGCAAGCGTCGATTGCCGCCAACCTGTCTTCTGCGGGAGTGACTGCAGCCACGAACGTCATCAACGCGGCTATTGAAGGCGCCGTCGCCCAGATGAATACCCCGCAAACGCAAAGCACAGCGCAGCCAAGCGGCACCGATCCGTCGTCTGCCACCGGTGCGAGCGGAGGATCTTCCGGCACATCTACCGGATCCGCTTCGTAACGAAACCAAACACGGAGAAATACTATGAGCGCCCTCAGCCTTATCACTGCGGCGGTAAAAAACTTTCAGCCAACGACAAGTGTTCTGGCTGGGGGCGCTGCAAGTATCATTACCTGCGCGATCGGCGCTTTGCTGGTCGCAGCCGGTATTGCCATTCCACCCATAGGCATTCTTGGCTTAACAGCTGCAACGCCCTTGACCATGACTATGGTCATGAGCGCGGCGGTGCCGATCGGACATGTGGTCACCGCGCTTGTTCCGGACAGCGTCAATCAGCAGCTGAACGGCCTCGCGCAGAAGCTGCAAATTGATGTCGGGAAGCTGCGAAGCTTCATCCCGCAAGAATACTACTCCGACGACGATTTTCCGAAGGATCGGAACGGCGTTTGACCAAAAACCAACCCAAAAATCAGGAGAACCTCTTATGAGCGACGCTCAAACCATCATCCTTGGCGGACAAGAATTTCCCGTTGCGCCGTTGACTCTGGGGCAATTAAAACAGGCTGGCCCCGCCTTCACGCGTATCGGCATTGACACCCCCGAAGGCATGAGCGCACAGACCACGATTATTTATCTTGCCATGTATGCCGCCAATCCGAAGATCGTGGCAGCCGATGTCGACTCTATCGTCGGCGTCACCTTTCCTGAACTGAAAGTTGCGGTAGAAAAAGTGGCAAAACTCATGGGGGTTGAGATGCGGTCACTCGAACCGGGGGAAGCGCAGCCGGTGGCACCGGCAGCCTCGCCGACCTCGACTGGATCGACATCTATGGCAGCCTAATGACGGCCTGCGGTTATACGCATGCTCAAATCGATTCACTGCCTTTTCCTGCCTATCTTGATCTCCTCGCATACTGGCGACGCAACCCACCGGCACACATGCTGCTGAAGTGGTTCGTCGGCTATAAGGCTTGAACCATGTCATCCAACATTGCTGTCAGCATCAGCGCCGACGTTACCGGCCTTACCGCCAAACTCGCCGTCGCCAAGGCCGATCTGTCGGCCACGACCGCCGAACTGCGGAACATGGCGGCGCAGATGCGCGAGGCAGGGTCTTCCGCGTCCGATAGTCTTAAATCTGGGCTGGCACAGGCAGCAGCTTCCGCTTCTTCCGCACAATCCAGTGTTTCTCGACTACGCGGAGAACTTGCAAAGGCGCGCGGCCCCGTGGACGAATTGTCCAGCGGCTACGAACACCAATCCCAGATCATCCGTGAAAAACTGATCCTCGCCCATGAAGGGCTAATGGGCAATTACAAGCGCATGGTCGGATCGATTGTGGTGCTGTCAGAACGCACCGGCGGTCTCGGCGGCGCTTTGTCCACACTTGTCACCCCGACCACGCTGGTTGCCGCCGCCGTTGTCGCCGTGACAGGCGCTTTTGTCGGCTCTCTTGTGGTCGCAGAACGATGGGCTGAATCCTTCGGCCAAATTCAGGCCGCCATGGATGCGACCGGCCAGAGCATGAATGCAAGCCGGAGCCAGATCGCCTCCACGATCGACGCAATACGGCAGCTTCACGGTGCAAACACCGAAACCGCGACCGAAATGGTCGAGATGTTTGCGCGGCAACGCGATATCGGCGTGGGGTCTTATGTCGCGCTTGGTCAAGCTGCTGCTGGTTACGCGCGTGTCACTGGCAGCGACGTGCCGAAAGCAACCGAGGAACTGATCTCCGCTCTTGATGGCGGTTATGACAGCATCTCGAAGCTCGACCAGCGGTTTTCCTTTCTTTCGACAGCGCAAGCGCAGGCAATCCACGACTTCGATGCGAGCGGGCAAAAAGCGCAGGCATTTTCCGTCGCCATCAATGCTCTACAGGCGAAGTTCGGGCCGCTGGTCAATGATGGCCTGACGCCGCTACAAAAAGGCACGAACGATCTCAAAGATGCCTGGCAGGGTCTTACGCGTGCCATCGGAGACAGCAGCTGGGCGAATGCGTTCAATGCTGGTCTCGCCCATGTGGAGGAAGGCCTCGCCTCTTTAATCAACCACCTTCACAGTGCCAAACAAGCGGTTACGGGATTTTCCGCCAGTGCCACAGTTCCATCGGCGGGTACTCCCACCTCAGGCGGTGGTGGCAGTGGTGAGCAGTTGCGTGTCTTGCGTGAAATTCAGGACGAAAACCTGAAACTTAAAGCCGACGATGCCGAGCGCGGTCGTATCAAACAGGAGCTGGCGCGCGACGAAGAAGCCCTGAAAACCGCCACCGGCGGCGAAGCGTCGATCATTCAGGACAATATCACTCTGCTACAGCGTCAACAGCGGGAGTTAAATAACCGTGTCGGTGCTGGCCAGATGCAAGGCTTGCGCGACCAGCTTGAACAAGAACTCGTGCAACGCCGCCTGGTCGGCGATCAGGAAAAGCAATATGAACTGCAATTCTGGCAGGAGCATCTCGACCAGGTACAGACTGGATCGAAAGCGGAACTCCAGATCCGCAAACAAATCGCAACCGACCAGCATGAACTCGACACTAAGTCGCTGGCCGACGAGTGGCAGAATTTCTCGGAAAACATACGTCTCAAAATCGAGGCATCGAAAAGCAATGTCACGCAGCAGATCGCGCTTGCCGATCAATGGGTAAAAGAAGGCCAGTCGCTCTACGGCGATGACATAAAAAATTACAAGAATGCACTCGATGAAAAGACGCGGCTCCTGCAGCAGCAAATCCAGAACGACCGCAAAATCCGTGAGATCGCTTTGGCCAGCCGCGCCGAGATCGCCAAGATTGATCTCGCGGGAGCGCCTGCACCGAAGAAAGGTGGCGGGAGCATTGTTGACTCGCTGTTTGGTGATATCAACGGAGATCAGGCCAAATCCGACCTTGATCGCCGTATGGATGCCCTGAAGGCAGAATTTGTCGCCAAACAGGCAGAATTCAACGATGTCATCAATGACAGCAACAGCACGCCCGTTCAAATCGCAGAAGCGCAAGCCAAACTGGCGGCGGCCTCGGAACAATATGCCGTCGATGCCACCAACCTGAACAAACAGGCAGCGCAACAAGTGACA